CTTTCAATTACAGAATCACAAATCAGTGACTTAGGTTCATACTTAACTGCTGAAACAAATGACTTAACAAGTGCTGTTACTTGGGCAAACGTACCTGATGCGAACATTACCGAAACAAGTGTTACACAACACGAAGCAGCTCTTTCAATTACTGCTTCTCAGATTTCTGATGACATCGCACTTGGTACGGATACTTCTGGTAACTATGTTGCGACAATCGCTGGTACGGCAAACGAAATTTCTGTCTCCGGTTCCGGTTCAGAAACTGCCGCAGTTACTATCGGGCTCCCAGATGATGTAACAATCGGACAAGACTTGACTGTTACTGGTAACTTAGTGGTACAGGGAACAACAACTACAATTGACACAACTCAGTTACTTGTTGAAGATAACCTGATTCGCCTTGCTACAAATAACTCTGCTGATACTACAGACTTCGGTGTGTACGGTGTATACAACGATGGAACAGACAAGTATGCTGGTATCGTTCGCGATGCATCTGATTCAGGTACGTTTAAACTGTTGGAAGGAATTACTACTGAACCAACTGGCACTACTGTAACAGGCGGGACACTTGCAGCATTAGACGTTGGTGCTCTTTCTGCTGGCGCAATAACGGCGTCAAGTTTGTCATTGACTAATGACCTTGCTGTAACACACGGTGGTACTGGTAAGAGTTCAGTGACCACAAATGCTGTTGTTTACGGTCAAGGCACATCTGCACTGGCAGAAGCAACAGGAAGTGCATACGATGTTCTTCGACTGAATGCTTCTGGTGTTCCAGAGTTCGGTAGTCTTGATGGTGGAGACTTCTAAATAGTAATACCTCGGGGGAGGAAACTCCCCCATTCTTTCATTATGTTTTGAGGAAATAATTTATGTCTGAAGATATTAACGTGAATTACGTGAATAAATATGTTAATGTAGTTAAGACTCGACATGACAAATTGATGAGCGATTTAATTTCTATGGAAGTTAATTACGCAATGATCAAAGAAAGTCTAGACGAACATCATGCTTTAGTTCAGCAACAAAACGAAAAGATTGCAGAACTTGAAGCAAAATTGAGTAAGAAAACCTCTCGCTCAACTACAAGTAAACCAAAAGAAGAATCATTTTAGGAGATAGATGAATGGCTAATGCGATTTATCCAAATTACAAAGAAGCATTGTTGGGCGGCGACAGTAACATTTCCCTTGCAAACGGAGAATCAACTGTTAAAGTTGGTTTGATTGATACTGCTAATAACCCATACAGTACCAGCGATACATTCTTATCGGATATAGATACAACAAGTGGCGGCATTATTGCTAGTGCTACAATTACCAACACCACAATTACTGATGGTTTGTTTGACGGAGACGATATTACTTTCTCTTCAGTTACTGGCGATCAATGTGAAGCATTGCTTATCTGGATTGATACTGGCGCTGAAGCAACTTCGCGTCTTGTTGCGTTTTTAGATACTGGCGTTTCTGGTCTGCCTGTGTCGCCAAACGGTTCAGATATCGACATTGAGTGGAATGTAAGCGGTATTTTCCAACTATAAAAGAGAGTATAATCGATGGCGATTAAAAAGTTTGAGACCTTAGATGGTATCAATTCAACTGGCGCAGTTGTTGTTGGGAATACTGTAACAATATCCGGCGACCTTGCTGTCGATACCGATACTCTCTACGTTGACGTTTCTGCTAATAATGTCGGTGTAAACACAACACCGAATGCTGCGTATGCTCTTGATGTAAATGGAGACATGAGAGCAACAGCGTATTATGGGGACGGATCAAACCTGACAGGAGTCGGCGCTGACAATGCAACTACTTTAAATGGAATTTCCTCAGGTTCTTTTTTAAGATCTGATGTTTCTGATTCTTATGAATCTGGCGGCACTCTCTTTATTTCAAATAGTTCTCTTTTAGTAGTCTCATCTGGCGGTATCAGACTGAATGATAATCAATCTTTCGGACTTGGTACTGGCGACGATGTATCTTTCACATATAACGGTGCGCAGTTAAATGTAACTGGCGGTGATATTTCATTCGACAGCGATACGCTTTTTATTGATGTTTCTGCCGATAGTGTTGGCGTCAATACTACACCTACTGCTGGATATGCATTAGATGTATCTGGAACAATGCGCGCAACTTCTTTTGTAGGAAGCGGTTCTCAATTAACAAATATTACTGCAACCAATTCTACGAACGCGAATAACGCAACATACTTTAATACTTTCTCTTCTAGTCAGTTTCTTCGATCAGATACTACAGATACTCATACGAGCGGCACTCTGATTATAGCGTCTTCTGGCCTGAGAGTCAATGATAATACCAATTTATCTTTGGGTACTGCTGCTAATTTTATTCTTAATTACGATGGCACCAAAGTTAATGCTGGTGGAGCAGATCTAGCGATAGACACTGACACTCTTTATGTCGATGTTTCTGCCAATCGAGTTGGTATTGGCAAAACGAACCCGACAACAACTCTTGACGTTGATGGTTCTGTAACAGCGACAACCTATTATGGCGATGGTTCTAATCTGACAGGCATTGCAAGTGGTGGCGGTGATGCTGATACTCTTGACGGTGGTATCGACAGTTCAGGTTTTCTGCGTTCAAACGCAACCGATACACATACTTCTGGCACTTTGATTATTAACAGCGATGGTTTGCGATTGAACGATAATAAACCATTGCGATTTGGTACTGGTTCTGATGTTCAAATAAAACACGATGGTATTGATCTTAACGCCACTGGCACGGGTAATGTTAATTTCTCAACAGACGGAAATTTGAATGTTACGAACAGTGTTAAGGTTGGCAATTCTAGTATTTCTAGCGGTGTACAAACCGTTACAGGTGTTTACAACAATCAACAATATCTTTCTGTAGACACAAATATTTCTATTAATGGATATATCACTGGTGGAGGGATATCAGGAAACAGTTTAATCGTTACAAGTAATTCAAACGATGGCACTGGAATCAGTGCGTTGACTAGTGGAACTGGAAGTGTAACAGGCGTCTACTCATCTCAAACTGTTTTGAATACGACTTCAGCGTTTTCTGCTAACATCGTAACTGCTGGCACTATCGGAGCGAACGTATTCGTATCTACCAGTAATGGCAGCGAAGGTGGTCAAATACAGTTAAATAGAAGCGACTCCACAACCCTTGGTGCATTTTTTGATGTCGATAGTGCTAACAATGCACGATTGATTTCAACAAGTGCTAATATAGAATTTAGAACCAGCACAACAACAATTGCTGGGAAATTCAACGGCGATGATCTGACAGTCTATGGAACTGTTACAGAGTTATCAGATGAACGTCTTAAAGAAAATGTAGCAACCGTTGACGGGACAAAAGTTTATGATATGCGAGGAGTTTCTTACACAAAACAAGGATCTCCTGGTGTTGGTGTAATTGCACAAGAACTGCAAGTGATAGCACCAGAACTTGTAACAGAAGTTACATCAAGGAATCAAGAAACAAAAGAAGATGAAACATATTTGAGTGTTGCTTATGGTAGTCTTGTCGGATATTTAATTGAAGCAATTAAAGACCTGAAGGCAGAAGTTGAAGAATTAAAGAATACATAAAAGAAATAACAGGATTATATAATCCTATATTGAACTCTATATAGAGAATTAGAGATGGCAAATAAATTTCAAATCAAAAGATCGGCTGTTCCTGGAAACACGCCGAATACTACGAGTTCATCTAACTCTTCATTCATTGACGTTGGCGAACTTGCTATTAACGTCGCAGATGAAATCCTCTATTCGTCAGATGGATCATCGTTAATCACACTATCCCAGCAGGGTTTTACTGGTAGTCAAGGTGACATTGGTTTTACAGGTTCTGTCGGATACACTGGGTCTGCTGGTAGCACTGGTTTTACAGGATCCACTGGTTCATCTAATGTAGTCCCTTCCAATACTGCTCCAACGCCATCTGCTGGTACGATCTGGTTTGATACTCGTACTGGTAAGTCTTATTTCTACTATAATGATGGCGACTCATCTCAATGGATTCTTTTCGCAGACCCAACGGTTACTGATGGTGAGAAAGGTTACACTGGTTCAAAGGGAGGCACTGGCGATACAGGATTCACAGGATCGCAAGGTATACAAGGATTCACTGGTTCAGGTGGTGGTGGCGGTGCTTCCGTCACAACATCAACTTCAGCGCCAGCAGGTCCAAACGATGGCGACCTTTGGTGGAACGAAGAAGAAGCACAGTTAAAAATTTATTATGATGATGGAAACTCAGCGCAATGGGTTGATGCTACTTCAGGCGCACAGGGCAACACGGGATTTACAGGGTCTCAGGGAACTCTTGGTTATACTGGTTCTCAGGGTGCGGGTTTCACAGGTTCAGCAGGTGCAACAGGATTCACAGGGTCACAGGGCGATATTGGATACACTGGGTCGCGAGGCGATACAGGTTTCACTGGTTCTGGCGGTGACACTGGTACAACAGGATTTACTGGTTCTGCTTCTACAGTAGCAGGTGCTACTGGTTTTACAGGTTCTCGTGGTTCAACAGGTTTCACTGGTTCTAAAGGCGATACTGGTTTCACCGGATCAAAAGGTGATACAGGAGCAGATTCAACAGTTCAGGGACCGACAGGTTTTACTGGTTCTAAAGGTGATCAAGGTGTCATAGGCTTCACTGGTTCAAAAGGTGATACTGGCGATCAAGGTAATATTGGTTTTACTGGTTCAAAAGGTGATACTGGCGATCAAGGTATCATTGGTTTCACAGGAAGTCAAGGCGATCAAGGTAATATTGGTTTTACTGGTTCAAAAGGTAATCAAGGTGATCAAGGAACAACTGGTTTTACTGGCAGTAAAGGTGATACTGGCGATCAAGGTAATATTGGTTTTACTGGTTCTCAAGGTGCGGGATTCACTGGATCAAAAGGCGATACTTATTTAACATCATCTACAACATCATTGACTATCGGGACAGGATCTAAGTCTCTGACGGTAGGAACAGGTCTTGCATATAGTGTATCGCAAACTGTTAAGATTGCTAATGATGCCTCGAATTATATGGAAGGTACAGTCACCAGTTATAACTCTGGTACAGGTGCTTTAGTTGTCAGTGTAGACACAACGACTGGTTCTGGGACATTTACATCTTGGAGTGTTAACCTCGCTGGTGCAACAGGGCAACAGGGTGACACGGGATTTACTGGGTCAAAAGGTGATACTGGCACAACAGGATTTACTGGGTCAAAAGGTGATACTGGTACAACTGGTTTTACTGGTTCGAAGGGTGATACTGGCGATCAAGGCACGACAGGATTTACTGGATCGAAGGGTTCTGACTCAACAGTCGCGGGTCCAACAGGATTTACTGGATCGAAGGGTGATACTGGCGATCAAGGCACGACAGGATTTACTGGATCAAAAGGTACAACAGGATTCACTGGTTCTGCTTCTACAGTCGCAGGTGCTACTGGTTTTACAGGTTCCGCTGGTACAGATGGCACAGATGGCAGTGACGGGTCAACAGGATTTACTGGATCGAAGGGTGCCGACTCAACAGTCGCTGGAAACGATGGCGCAACTGGATTTACTGGTTCTTCTGGTATTACAATTCCTCGTGGCATTTCATTATATGATCCAACATCAAGCGAAGATGTTACAATGTTTTATACTGACAGCGCACTCACAGTTACAGAAGTCCGCGCAGTTTGCCGAGGAAGTTCTCCATCAGTCACATATACATTAAAAGAGGCAGCAGATAGAAGCGCAACAGGAACAACCATTGCAACTGCTACAACCACGAATACTACAACTGGAGCAACTGCAACTATTTCTAGTTCCTCTATCGCTTCTGGGAGATATGTTTGGTTAGAAACTTCTGCGACATCAGGAACTGTCAATGAGTTCCATGTTAACTTGTCATTCTAAGGTGAATTGAAATGGCAACTAAGACTTGGTATTTAAATCAAATTAATAATGCTTTAGTTTGGCAACCATCTTTGACTGGCGTACCAACAGGAACTAATGATTCAACTACAAGTATTTGGAATGTTAGCCGTGAGAGTGGTACGCAATATGGATGGATGGACCAGACTTTTACTGGAGGTAGTGAGATAAATGATAATAACTTGTCTGGTTCGTTACCAAGTTGGAGCGTCACCGCTGGCACATCGCTGACGACAGGAACTTTTACGAGAAACGTGACATCTGGCGCGAGCGAACAATTAGTGGTAAATAATGGAATAGCATTATTATATCCTTACAATACTAAATTTGATGCTGGCCAGTGGTCGTTATCATTAGATGTACAGAACATCAGGACCAGTAGACAAAGACTAGACATGCGAATGGGCGCGCAACTGTTCGTTGGTGGTTTTGACACATCAACTAACCAATGGGTTCCTGCTTCTGGTTATTCTTCTCCTGGTGCTGTCCCAATGTTTTCTGATGCTGGTTTGACAACATCAATTACAACAGCAGAAAGTCAAAGAGAAACCAATATGTCTGCCGCGACTATGAATATTTCTTGGTACTGTGACAGTTTTGCATCCGCAGGAGACGAATTAGGTTCTGCCGATGGATATTTGATGATAGGAGTTTATTTTAAATTGGATGGATCGGACCAAACGCGGACTAACGAAGGCGTTGAGTTTTTATATGGTCAATCTACATCAAGTGAATTAACAAGTCCTAATATTAGGAAAAAAATAAGAGCGACACAATAATGGCATTAGATTTTCCAACATCACCGTCAACGAATGACACATATACAGATGACAATGCTGCTGTGTGGCAATGGGATGGCGAGAAGTGGGACGTGATCACACGTTCAACAAAGAGAGCATTTAAAGGTGCGAAACTCAAGTTATCTTCGGACTTCGCGTTAAGTGAAACGATGACAGGAATATCCTGGACAACTGAAGAATTTGACACCGCTGGTCTTTGGACTGTCTCAGCACCGACAAGATTTTCTATTACTGAGAATGGATTTTATCGGTTGAATGGTCAGATAAACACAACTGCGGGTGGTACTGCTTCTTCATATACAATCGCGATTTATAAAAATGGAACACAGTTATCAACAACAACTGTATCAAGTAATCAGTTTGTCAATTTTGAAGATGTATTACAACTAACTGTTGGAGATTATATAGAAATTTTTGCGGCAGAAAGCACGGCCGCAGGTTCAATAGAAAGCGATACAAGTTTCATAGAATTTACTCAAGAAGGTCTATCTCTCGGCACAGGCATTTCTACTTGGAGTGCTTTCTCAGGTGCTAAGACTTATTTGACCTCTCCCTTTTCGGTAACATCCAGCGACACGGCGATCACCTTTTCCGAAACAGAATATGATCAAAATGCTGATGTATTGGGATCAGAATATTGGAGCAATGGTACAGCATCAAGACTGACAATAAAGGTTGATGGATACTATAGAGTAAATGGTCTGTTTACAACGACATCAGCAGGTTCTTCTGATTCGTATACTTTTTCTTTAAAGAAAAATGCCACAACAACACTTGAAACAGCCACTCTCGGTCCAAACTCCACAGTTTCTTTGGACGAAATATATTCGCTCGCTGAGAATGATTATCTGGAAATGTATGTTCAAAATTCAGATAACACTGGTTCTGTTTCTAATACCGCATATATAGAAATATCAAGGAAAGGAGTTTAAAAATGTCTTTTGTTAAATCAACAAATGTGATTACCGATGTTGCTCTCACAGTGAGCGGTTTAACTGGAGGTACTAATGGCAAGATTGTTCGCATCAATGGAACTAACACCGTTACAGATGCAGATTCGAGTGACACATCTATACAACTCAACAATGTTTTAATCAAAATAAATGATATATATTATAGTTGGGGATTAGTTCAAGGATTTACTGGATTGAGCGCAGGTTCTACACTTTTTCTAGCAGCAGATGGAACACCAACCAGTTCTCCCCCGACACCCTCAACAACAGTGCGATCACTGTTTATAGGGTTCGCAGTTAATTCAACTGATATTATTTTTCGACCAGGAACTCCTATCTCAGGAACTTAATATATGGCAACTTACATTAATGTAACATACGAATACTCAGCAAATACTTCTGAGTATTCACCGTTGCCTATCAACAATAACATTGATAGGCAAGGATTTTGGTATACATATCTTCCTGTCAATGGTTCAAATGATACGGTCGGTGCTAAGGTAAGGTTACACGAGTGGGGCAATATTGCTGACCTGGAAAGCGCGGCCGATTATTTGACAATAGAAGGTACAATTCCTTTGTTGTCTGAAGATTGGGATGGATCGTCTGTAAACTATCACGCAGGAGCAATTGAACATATTGGTGCGGGAGTTAACGATCTTACCAACGCAATAGAAGATGACGCGATAATGTTTTCCCACATGGGAGCATATGCCGTGCCTGACGATGCATTTTATTGGGATCGTTTTTATCTTCCAGAAGGCGATACTGAATGGTATTATTATCAGTATCACAAACACCTACCTTCTTTCTATGTGGATTATGAGGGCGGCCGAGAAACAACTTCTGGCGGTGGATTCATTGATTCTGATGACAAATCTTTTGGATATTCGATTAGTATCGATGTCAATACTCAAGGAACAAAATATCAGAGTCGTTTAGCAAGAGTTCATACTCCTTCAGTTGGTGGCGCGCACAACTCACACAATGATGTAACTCTACCCAGCACGGCAAATAAAAATTATATGACAGGCGGTTTAATACGCGGCACAAGTGATCGGTATCATTACTTTTATATTAGCGCGAATAACACTAGTTGGGATGTATTCAGTAAAACATACAACGATTCTGCAACTTCTTTTACAGGTGAGGTACAGTTAGGAACATTCGACTTGAGGGATCCTGTCTTTACTGCGAATGGCACATCTGGTGTACAAAAGAATTGGCCAGTAAGAGCAAGTTGCGGAGACTTATTAGACACTAGAGTATATTTCCCAGTCTTAATGACAAATCAAACCAATTCTGCTAACACGGATTTGGAAGTTTGGTCGATACCGAGCGCCGCAACACAAGACAGTAGTGATCTCGTTAGACAAGTATTAAAATCTGATTTTCTTGGTCCATGCGATGCTCAATGTGTTTCGGTCGGATCCGATCTATTTGTCGCATATAGCGATATCATCAATGGCGGTATTCGTATACATTCATATAATGGAACAACTTGGACTGACGAGGGACAGGTACTTACAAATATAAGCGCAAGTCCTGTCCGTGTACATGGTTTTCGTTATAACTCATCAGACACCTCGTTCTACCTTTTATTAAGTGGGACATCTGATGGCGGTGCTTCAACCTATCAGGGCGATGGAGTTTATTCGTTTCAACTCGACGAACAATTTCTTGGTTATGAACACCTCGATTATGATTCCTCAACTGGAGGATTTTTAACTCGTTCAGCCGCCAACACCGGATATCTTGAGTATGATACAAACAATGGTTCTGTGTCCAGATACAATAATCTCGAACCAAAAGGTATCGCGACCGATAAAAGAATTTTGGAATATTCCACAGGAAGTCCAAGTTTCTATCGTAAAAAAGAAATTGATTTGGGTGGTGAAGAAATCTATGAACATATTCTTCCTTTAAATGATGGAAGAAAAGTAGCGGTTGGCCAAGTTAATGGATTAAATATTGCAAATACATCAGAAAAAAATATCTTATTTAGTTTGATTGATGGTGATAACACAGATCGTGAAGTTCATTTTGTTTATGGTGGAATGGGTGTAGATTTCTGTACTGGCGTGTGTCAAGCATCTGATGATAAAATATGGCTCACGGGGTACACTAAATCAGAACTTGTCACGAAGCGTGATATCAAATGCCATGGATTCTTGAGGAATATTGAAGACGGATTAAACGAAATATCTCCAGTCGATGTAATACAAGACTCTGATGAAAACTACTACACACTGGCAAATCATGAAGATGGTTACATTGTTATCTATAAATTAAATAAAAACTTCGAGGAAGTTTGGCAATACAAATATGATAGTGGATCAACTGGCGCAGATGTAGCATATGGTATCGCGATAGATTCTAGCGACAATCTTTATATTTGTGGAAGCACTGTTAATTTCGGCGCAGGTAGCACCGATGCTCTTTTAATTAAAATAAATCCAACAGGCACAACTTCTTCTGTCACTTGGTCATATGCATATGGAACTTCTAGTGCTGAAGTTGCGAAGAGCGTAGTCGTAACAAACGATGGCGGTACAGAGTATGTTGTTATGGCGATGGAAACTGGTACAACAACATACTTTACCGTTGTTGATTTAGACGGCACTGTGACAGAAGTTAACACCGTTTCTAATCTGAATGTAAATCGACTTCGCCCTGATACTGATAGCACAAAAGGCAGATTCTTATTCTCCGGCGATAATGGTGCAAATAAGATTCGTTATGGTATGGGTGAAACTGACAGTACATCAAATCGAATGATTCAATGGATTGGTGGTTTTTCTGCTTCTGCCAATGGTGCCGCGAATGATATTGCATGTATTGGCGACCCTGATGGTTCTGGTAACGGCGCTGATTACGCGGTAGTTGGTAATGAAGAATCTGATGGTTTTGTATTACAGTTACAGGTTGACGAAACTTTAGGTTCTGCATCATATAACGTCGGTAAGACTTGGTCAAGGACTCTTGGTTCGTGTACTTTTAATTCTGTTGTTGCTGAAAACTACACAAATCCAAACTGGGTTATTGGCAATACGAATCGAAAGATTCATGTTGTTGGTCAAGCAGGAGCAAATGGTGTTATTGTACAGTATGATAATACTGGTGCAATTCAATGGCAAAATAGCATAGGGTTCATGGGAACAGAAAATCTTGTTGCTGTGATTGATGATGCTACACAGGATAATATTGTTTCTGTTGGAACCAAAACAAGTCACTCTGACAGTATTGATGGAATGTTATTCCGATCTTGGAAACAAGAGTTCGGAACGGGTAACTATCATATTAATGGTAACCCAACCACAAAGATGTTATATCAAGCAACAACTTTAACGGAATCTTTAAATAGTGCGACAATTACTTCTATTTCTGCTTCTGCCGATTCAACTGCTAGTTGGACAAGAACTGCGGCCGGCAGTCCGACATACACTGCAACCTTTGCTACTGTTGAAGAATATGATGGTTCATTCGGCGCGCAAGGTGTATTTCAGTTCTGGGCAGCGTCAGTTGACTTGTCTGATGTGCAAAATTATTTAAATACAGATTCTTATCGATCGGATAAAACTTCAGGGCTGAGATACAACTTTACCGATAGTATCTTTAATTTCTATCAAGTAGCTACTGTTGGTGATGGTACTGCTGATGATGGTAACGCATTTGGATATGATATTATACAACACAGCGGAGGAATGATTGTACCTGTTGGTGTGACATCAGGAGATATAGGAAGAAAAAACACTGGTGAGTCTGGTGTGTATGATTATATTATCTATCATATTAATCCATCAACTGGCGCATTTATGTATTTTCAGAATGGTTCTACCAAAGATGAAGAGATATATGCAGTCACAGAATTGGAGAATACAGACATTGCTATTACTGGAAGATCAACAGGCACGTTAGGTGATCCTACTCATACGAATCTAGGTGGATATGATATTTTCTTAGGTATCCACGAGATGACAACTCACACTACCGAATATTATCAAACTGGAAGTGGCTTCAATGATAGTGGTATAAATATACATGATATTGGCGCGAATACATTAGTTGTAACATATTCTACAAATGGTGCGCTTGGTAATCAAACCAACTCTGGATCAGAAGATTTCGGTGTAGTTAAATTTAATTATGTAACTGATGTTTGGGGTGATGCGTATCAAACAGGAACATTAAGGTCGTGCTTGGTAACACAGAACGGGCATCACAGTACTAAACTTCCAGATGGTAGAATTGCGATAGTCGGTCATAGTTCCGGATTCTTCGCAGATGATAATCAGACTTCTGGGTTGTTAGATTTAATTGTTGGTATTATAGACATGGATGCTGATGCTTGGAAACAATATCAAATAGGTACAGGTTCAAATGAATTCGGTACTTCAATAGAATCTTTGGGGAATAAATTGATTATCGGCGGTCACACAGAAGCATCTTTTGAAGATGGAATGCACGCCGTCTATCTAGAGTTTGATGCTTCATATGGTATTTCTGGCAAGTCAAGTTCAGATTAAGAGATAAAATAAAATGGCATCAATAGATTTTCCAACCAACCCATCGTTAAATGACGAACATACTGAGAACGGTAAAACGTTTGTTTGGAACGGAACGTCATGGGTAAACAACTCTTATGTCTCAGGATACACTGGGTCACAAGGCGATACTGGATTCACAGGATCATCTGGATTCACTGGATCACAAGGCGCTGACGGTAACTTCGGCGGTGCTACTTTTGATTATACTTTCAACACAAATACTACAAACTCTGATCCAGGAGTTGGCAATCTAAAGTTTAATAATGCAACTGTTTCAAGTGTTACAGCAATGTATATCGATGATGCGGATGATGCTTCAACTGATATACAACCATTTCTACGAACGATTGATGACAGCGACAGCGTCATCAAAGGACACTTCAGAGTATCAAACAAATCAAATCCAGATGACTTTGCACTATTCACCATCAGTAGCATCTCAGAACCATCTGGTTATTTTGTTGTAAACTGTGCTTACGTTTCTGGTTCAGCGACAACTTTTTCAGCAAGCGAAGATGTTGTTATAACTTTTGCTAGAACTGGTGATAAAGGTGACACAGGTTTTACTGGATCTGCTTCGACAGTTGCAGGTCCAACAGGATTCACAGGAAGTCAAGGTGTTATCGGATTCACTGGCTCGCAAGGCGATCAGGGTGTTATCGGATTCACTGGATCGAAGGGTGATCAAGGTGTTATTGGATTTACTGGATCAAAAGGTGACGTAGGATTTACAGGATCGATCGGCTTTACTGGCTCTGCTTCTACTGTGCAAGGACCTATCGGATTCACTGGTTCTCAAGGTGATCAAGGTGTCATAGGATTTACAGGCTCTAAAGGTGATACTGGCACAACAGGATTCACTGGGTCGAAAGGTGATCAGGGTGTTATCGGATTCACTGGTTCTCAAGGTGATCAAGGTGTCATAGGATTTACAGGCTCTAAAGGTGATACTGGCACAACAGGATTCACTGGGTCGAAAGGTGATACTGGTACAACAGGATTTACTGGTTCAAAAGGTGATCAAGGTGTTATCGGATTCACTGGTTCAAAAGGTGATCAAGGTGTCATAGGTTTCACTGGTAGTAGAGGCACAACAGGATTCACTGGTTCTTCTGGTGCAGATGGAACATCTATGGAGGTTAGTGTAACGAGTGCAGCGCCTTCGAGTCCATCACAAGGTGATTTATGGTTTGATTCAGATGACGGTCTGTTCAGTGTATACTACAACGATGGAACTTCATCACAGTGGGTAGTCGCGGCAGGACAACAAGGTATTCAAGGTTATACTGGTTCAAAAGGTGATACTGGCACAACAGGATTCACTGGGTCAAAAGGTGATACTGGCACAACAGGATTCACTGGTTCAAAAGGTGATCAAGGTGTTATCGGATTCACTGGGTCAAAAGGTGATACTGGCACAACAGGATTCACTGGGTCAGGCGGCGCTAGTACATTACAACAGGCCACAGACAATGGCAGCACTACTACCAATGCGATTACTATAACAAACTCCACCGCCTCCACCTCATCAACAACTGGTGCGTTAAAAGTTACAGGCGGTATTGGATGTCAAGATGATATTTTTGCTGGTGGTGATATTTCATCTGCATCAGATGCACGATTGAAGGATAATATAGAACCTCTTTTGAATAGTTTAAATCTCGTACAGAAGTTAAACGGCGTGTCCTATGATAAAGACGGCGCCAGAAGTATTGGTTTAATAGCACAAGAGGTATTAGAAATTTTACCAGAAGTTGTTAAAGGCAATGAAGAGGATTATTATTCCATTGTCTATGGTAATATAGTGGCCGTACTCATTGAAGCGGTCAAAGAGTTGACACTGAGAATAGAGCAGTTGGAGAACAAATAATGGCGATTAATTTCCCAAATTCACCGAGTCTAAATGACGATCATACAGTCGGCACAAGTATTTGGCGATGGGACGGATCAAAGTGGATTTTTGTAGGTGACTTAGGTTATACTGGATCAAAAGGTGATACAGGCGATCAAGGTGTTATCGGATTCACTGGTTCTCAAGGTGATCAAGGTGTTATTGGATTTACTGGTTCTCAAGGCGACACTGGCCCAACAGGATTTACTGGATCGAAGGGTTCTGACTCAACAGTCGCGGGCCCAACAGGATTTACTGGTTCTCAAGGTGCAGGTTTTACTGGGTCAGCAGGATCAACAGGATTTACTGGTTCATCAGGTGTCACGAGTATTGTAGACAACGGTGATGCCACGGCAATTACTATTGGTTCAGATGAAACTGTAACATTCGCAAAAGCAATTCAAGAAAATGTTTATACAAACGCGACAGTTGGTGCAACATTTGCCCTTGATCCTTCAAATGGTACAATTCAAAACTTGACACTTTCTGCGAGTTCTACATTCAGTGATAGTCTTACAACAGGCGAATATATCACAATGCATATTCTCGACGGAACAGCATACACAATTACTTGGCCGACAATGGAATGGATTGGCGGTACTGCTCCAACGCTTGATACAACAAATGAAACAATTATTAATGTGTGGAAAGTTGGTTCAGTATTATATGGAGCATTGGTTGGGGTTTCTTCTTAATGTTCAGATTTAAAGCACTACTTTCGTCTTTTGTCGAGTTTGATTATGAAGCGGACTACGGTACGCCAGACTACACGATAACGTCTTTCCCAAGCACCGGAACTGGGGTGTTCGGTTTTTATGATGTTCTCATAGCGATTGATGCCAACATTTCATCAACTAATGACGGTGTTTTAATTGATTTGGGCGGCAATGGTGGTGCTGGTTTGGCTGTTGGGGTCAATAATGGGACTTTACGCGCAAGGGCTTTTGACAGTGCTGGAAATTCCTCATGGGGAACTGATCCAGATGCAGCAGAGGTTGAGGTCGATATATCCTCATATACTGGATCAGACGCAACCTATTATATTGTTGTTGATGCAAGCACCTTTACTCTCACGGTCTATGTACAAGAAGGCGGCAAAGGATCGGCAAACTCAATAGTTGAACTAGGAACTGATACTGCTGGCGGGGGGCAAAGTCAAGTTTACGGAAGCAACGGTAAAGGATACGGGCAAAATAACTCAGGCATTGCAGACATTGGCTCTGCTTATGAAGTAAACTTTAATGGCACTATAGATGAGATTCGAATTTGGACTGAAGACTCAGGACTTGATGCTTCAGGATTTGGATCGTAAGAGAGAATATTAAATGTATGTTAAAATAGCAAATAACTTAGTTGAAACATATCCATATTCTGTTAGGCAATTAAAAACAGATAATGCTAATGTTTCTTTTCCGAAAGAAACATCAGAAGAACTGTTAGCAGAGTGGGGTGTTTATCCTGTAACAATTGTCGAAGATCCCACATATGATAAAGTCACGCATAAGATTGTAGTTGGTTCTACTCCATCTTTAGTTGATGGAGTTTGGACTATAAATAAAACTGTTGTAGAAATGACAGCAGAAGAAAAAGACGCATATAAACAAATTTTAATTGGTGAATATTCTGAAGCAGTACAAGAACATTTAGACACAGAAGCAAAAACGAAACTGTACGACAATATTATGTCTGCTTGTTCATATGCTTCTGGTACAGGAACATATGCTACAGAAGGGCAAGCAGCATTGACTTGGAGAGTGGCAGTTTGGGAATACGTCGAGCAAGTATTAGCAGATGTTGAGGCAGAGACTAGAACTTTGCCAACAGTTTCAGAATTAATTGCTGAATTGCCAGTGATGACTTGGCCATCATGAAACTAACCTTTCAAAGAAGAATACTTCATTTATTGATTGCTCTGGATCAGTTTATATTTTCTGTAATCTCGTTGGGTGCCGCGTGGCCTGACGAGACTATTTCCGCTGCTTGTTGGAGACTTGAACGAGACGACAAAAGAATTGGAAGGATTATGAGGCCAATTCTTGACTTTCTATTCCGACCACTGGAGACAAATCATTGTTATCACTCATATATGTCTGAAGTGAAAGGTTCTCATCTACCCGACGAGTATTAGGAAACAAATCCCTTTGGTTGATGTTGAATAATCGGCAACCAAAAACTATCGTGATGATACGTATCAATATTGTAATATCGTAAATTACTCATATAATCATTCACCTCTTTTTCAGTTCCCACTCTTGTTTCAATACACAACACTGGTCTGAATTTATCAATGGTGTTACTGGCACCACGCAATGCGGGAATCTCAAACCCCTCTACATCTAACTGTATAAAGTCACATGTATCTAAACCCAGTGAGTCAATGGTAAACATTGGATACTTGTTACCTTGTATCACACTGTTCATTCCAACATTGTGTTCGCAAAATCTATTGATGTCTATGAGACCATTGTGTTCACCGACCGCAGCTTGTATTTTTATGATATTATCTTTTTGACAGTTATTGACAAGACAATGAAAACTGAGAGGATCAGGTTCAAAGGTATATACTCGTTCAAACATATCGCTGAGTAATCTTGGATACATTCCCTGTAATCCTCCTGCCTGAACGACAACAGTTCTACTGTTCACATGTTTTTCAATCAACCCTTTGATCGCATCTTGCCAATCTTCTTTTGGCCAACGAAAACCTTCCCAGTCTTTTTCAATCCAAGTCCAAGATTCCACATTGTCAATCTTTTCTTCTACTTGATGTGTTAGAGATTCGTAACTCATTTGACAACCTCGTATACATGTGTTCCTTTATGACCGCAGAAAAGACTGGTATCAGCATACAGTTGAAAACCATTTTCTCTCGCTGCTTTACAGAAATAATTATCTTCACTGAAAGTATCTTTATGGTCAATCGCTGAATGATAAACAAACTGCGGATAACCAATCTTAACAAATAATTTTTTCTTAACTAAAACGCAACCGAAACCACAACCGCCAATTTCTATTAGAGAGTTATTAGGTAAATTTTCAATTGGAATATTCTGTAGATTTTGATCATATACCTCAAGAGTTTGATTAGGCAGTCGTTGCCGATATATTCCTGTGACCAAATCTTTATCATGATCGAGTAGGCGAATCAATGTATCAGGAGGGAATATAATATCCGAGTCAACGGAGAACAAATAATCATAATCTTTATTTTCCATCCAGTTAGCAATCAGATTACGAATTTGATCAATCTGATAACCATAGAAGAACTGAAACTCAGTTTGATAACCTTCTGGAATAATCTGATCATAGATTGACTTCATTGTCTCTGGTTCAATATACTTCGCTGTGGGAATAGCAATCAATATTCGTTTAGTTTTCTTCATATTTTTTCCTAAAATGTTATTTGCAGTTTCATTCTGTTCTGTGCCATTCACTTTATAGTCGTTGATTGGATTGGTGTCGTTGTAGTTATATACGATGTCAGGCACGCATACGACCTTCTCTGGGTCTGCCTGTTCAATGATGTTGTAGAAGGTAGAGTTATCCCCACCTGCACGATACCATTCGCCCTGCGCGTCTTGGAACAGTGTGGCGTCTAGGTCCAAGGCAAGTCTACCAAGAAAAGTTCTTAAATGCGGATACGGAAAGTTCCAGTTGAATTTATAATCGCGATAAGACTTATTCGCTTTGACTTCTGGTGGATAAGGTTGAGCAATCAATGGTATCTTATCAACTAACGACCAGCAACTGCCATAGGTATATTCTGCGCCATCATGATATAGATTATTATACAGGTTAAAGATATTTGAATTATTGACTAACCAATCATCACCATCAAGGATCATTGTAATATCTTCTGGGTCACATTTTGATTGAATGGTTGATATTTGATTGAACACTGCTCCCACATTTTCTTTACGAGTAATCACCTCAAAGTTTTCAAGACCAGTTTCAGCGATTGTATTTTCAATCACCTCAGCAGTGCGATCTGTTGATGCATCATTAATAATAATCATCCGATAGTTTTCATAATCCTGTGCCGCAACAGAACGAATACACTTGTCAATATAATTCTCTGCATTATAAACAGCAGTAATAACTACAATAGGTTTCTCTATCTGTTTGCGAATGGTCGCTTCTTCGTAGTTATGAAAACGGCGACCAAATACTTTATGAACACGATTGTTAATATCAGTCACTTTACGATATTCTTGGATTGATAAGAAGTCACCCATTAGTTTATAGAAGTGTTGTTTCCATTGTAATGCGACTGTTGACCACGCACAAATATCTTTGACTTGATTACAAGCATACATCTTCTGTTGATGTAGATAAGGAGTGTTGTATGCGCGAACAACAGCATCAGCAAAGATTGCCGATTGAATATCGGTATCAATTGACGGTAATTGAAAGTTTGGTTGTATTGGATAAGGTATTTTATAACAAGCAACATCAATCGCAGTTTCTTCAAGTGCGCCGAAACGACAAGTAATGAGTGGTGTATTATATGCGAGAGACTCAAGTGTAGAGATGCCAAATGTTTCAGGAAACGCAGAAGGATATATCATATATGAAGACTTCACAAGTATGTCAGCGATTTCTTTTTGTGATATGATACCAGTAAACTCTATGTCTCTATCTGCGTGAACTGGATTATCAACCATATCTCGCCAGTCAAGTTCCTGTTGATCTGGACCATGTGTAGATCGAAATCGATAGAAACCACCAATGACCTTGAGTTTCGCATTAGGTAGTTTTTCTTTGACAATCGGCCACACATTATTCACAAGAGGTATCATACCCTTTGTAACTGACGCATTATAAACAAACAGATCGGGGTCTTTTGCTTTTACATCTACCCATTCGTGATGAAGTTGAATACCATTGCGAGTTTGGAAAATATATTGTTTCAGTGTTTCATAACTTCGTTGTTTGCCGTGATTACATGTTGTTACATATGATGTATGCCAATCAGACAGAGTAAAGATTTCATGAATGCGACCTCGTAATACAAAGTCTTCAATCAGATCATCACCATCACAGAATGTATCATGCATCCAGAGTACACGATGTTTAGATGTCATTGCGACACTTTCAAGATTAGGTAGTTTGTCTGCCCACTTAAATCTTTCTTTCATTGAGTTGGGTGCAAATGAAACCACTGATCTTGAAGAGATATAAATATCGAAGTAATTATGATATTGTTCTATGTCATGTAGAGAACGATATGTAACACCGTCATAGATGCCTGGATTTGCATCGTCGTGTATACAGTCGTTAAATACAGTAACTTCGAATCCTAGTTGAACAAGTTCTTTTGACATTAGAATGATTGCGGACTCGGAACCACCTAATCCTCTTTTATCGAGTGTGGATCCATCATAACAGAGGCCGAGTGTATCAACAAAGCAAAGTTTCATATAATAAGGTTCTCAAAGAGGATTGTTTTAGTATAAATACAATTATACTTATATTTAACTCATTTGTCAATATGTATTGGAGAATTTAGTGACATTTAAAGTAAATAACGTTGCAGTTTTGAGTCAGAGTGGAATTCCGTTTATGTACGGATCAGGAGATGTTGACACTGCACCCAGCAATGAAACCAAGATAGTTGGTAGTGATACTGCGGATTCGGACTATTTCGGTGGGCAAGTTGCGGTAGGATCAGGTAGAATTTGTGTTGGTGCTTATGGTGATGACGATAATGGTTCTGCATCTGGTTCAGCATATATCTTTGATCTAGATGGCACTCAACTCGCCAAGATAACTGCCAGTGATGGCGCGGCGAGTGACCTGTTCGGTGCTTCAATTGCGGTAGGATCAAGTAGAATCTGTGTTGGTGCTTATGGTGATGCTAGTCAAGCTGGTTCAGCATATATCTTTGATCTGGATGGCACTCAACTCGCCAAGATAGTTGCCAGTGATGCTGCGTCAAATGACAGGTTCGGTAGATCAGTTGCGGTAGGATCAGGTAGAATCGTAGTTGGTGCCCTATTTGATGACGGTATCAATGACGGTAATGAGAATAATTCTGGTTCAGCATATATCTATGATCTGGATGGTGTTCTAATAACCAAGATAGTTGCCAGTGATGTAGAGGAGAGTAAACGATTCGGTGAATCAGTCGCCGTAGGATGCGATAGAATTGTAGTTGGTGCTTCGGGGGATAGCGATAATGGTTCTTATTCTGGCGCAGCATATATCTTTGATCTGGATGGCAATCAACTCGCCAAGATAAAACCAAGTGATGGTGACATTGGCGACTATTTCGGTCGATCGGCGCCATTCGCCTCCGGCACTTCCGGAGTTGCGGTAGGATCAGGTAGAATCTGTGTTGGTGCTTATGGTGATGACGATAATGGTACTTATTCTGGTTCAGCATATATCTTTGATCTAGATGGCACTCAACTCGCCAAGATAGATGCCAATGATGGTGCGGCAGGTGACTATTTCGGTAGATCAGTTGCGATAGGATCAGGTAGAATCTGTGTTGGTGCTTATCTGGATGACGATAATGGTTCTAATTCTGGTTCAGCATATATCTTTGATCTGGATGGCACCCAACTCGCCAAGATAGATGCCAATGATGGTGCGGCAGGTGACAATTTCGGTGCCGCAATTTCGGTAGGATGTGGTAAAATCTGTGTTGGTGCTTATGGTGATGGTAGTAGTGCTGGCGCAGCATATATTTGGGACACACCAGATGTTATTACACCGTTCGATGTAAAAGATTGGGAGAGTGGATACTAATGGCCTTTAAAGACAGCGCAAGTGATATAGTAATAAGTGACAAAGGCGAACTATTGCACAAATCGTTTAATCGCCTGACTGGAACCATACAGAGTACCGAAACCAAGATAGTTGCCAGTGATGCTGCGTCAAATGACCAGTTCGGTTTCTCAGTTGCGGTAGGATCAGGTAGAATCGTGGTTGGTGCTTCTCGTGATGATAGTCTAGCTGGTTCTAATTCTGGTTCAGCATATATCTTTGATCTGGATGGCACCCAAATCGCCAAGATAGTTGCTAGTGATGCTGATGGAGGTGACTTTTTCGGTTTCTCAGTTGCGGTAGGATCAGGTAGAATCGTGGTTGGTGCTTACAAGGCGGGCGGGGGTCATGCATATATCTTTGATCTGGATGGCACCCAAATCGCCATTATAGAAGGTACCGGTTTGCAGACAGGTGACCAGTTCGGTGCCGGAGTTGCGGTAGGATCAGGTAGAATCGTGGTTGGTGCTGATGCAGATGATGGTCTAGCTGGTTCAGCATATATCTTTGATCTGGATGGTACCCAACTAACCAGGATAAAGGCCAGTGATGCTGCGGCAGGTGACCTGTTCGGTAGATCAGTTGCGGTAGGATCAGGTAGAATCGTGGTTGGTGCTTATCGTGATGACGATAATGGTTCTAATTCTGGTTCAGCATATATCTTTGATCTGGATGGTACCCAACTAACCAAGATAACTGCCAGTGATGGCGCGGCAGATGACAGTTTCGGTTTCTCAGTTGCGATAGGATCAGGTAGAATCTGTGTTGGTGCTTATGACGATGACGATAATGGTTCTAATTCTGGTTCAGCATATATCTTTGATCTGGATGGCACCCAACTAGCCAAGATAAAGGCCAGTGATGGCGCGGCAGATGACGAGTTCGGTAGATCAGTTGCGGTAGGATCAGGTAGAATCGTGGTTGGCGGACATCCTCCGTACGGTGCTACTGGTTCTGGTTCAGCATATATCTTTGATCTGGATGGCACCCAACTCGCCAAGATAGTTTCCAGTGATGCTGCGAATGCTGACCATTTCGGTGTCTCACTTGCGATAGGATCAGGTAGAATCGTGGTTGGTGCTGATTTCGATGACGATACTGCTACTGATTCTGGTTCAGCATATATCTATGATCTGGACGAAAATTTCGACACTTATATTGAAAGACAATTAGGATACTAATATGAATTACGCAAGAATAGATACAACAACAGGTGACGTTATTGAGTTTCCTTATAGGAATAATGAACTCACTGGAAATATTCAAAGGGGCGAGACTTTACCGGATGATGTAGTTGAAGTTGATACCTACACAAATCGGCCAGCGACTGCGTGGGATGAGGTTTTACGATATGCTGATATTACTAGAAATGGTGATGCATATATTTTAAATTATACGATTGAAGCTCGATACTTTGAAGATGATGCAGACCGTAAGAAGAAATTTCTGGCATTACATAAAACAAAAGATCAGAATAATGAGAAACGGTTTGCATATCTGTCGGGAGAAATGGTAAAAGACTACCCTCTGTCAGAAAGGGAAAGTTGGTATGTACAGGTTTCTGAAGCAGAGAGATACCTTGCTGATAACACTTCGGTTGTACCAATGATTTCAATAATGTCCACGAATCGTGGTGAAACTGTTGATGTACTTGCTCAGAAGATTGTTGACAAAGATAACCTAATGCGAGTGGCCTTCGGTGATTTACTCGGTCGTTATCAGGATAACAAAAACAAGTTAAACAGCATTGATACAGAAGATGATACAACTTGGAGTGCTATAGACACAATTGGAGCATTGTAAATGCCTTATAGAAATATATCTACATTTGGTAGTTTTTTAAGCAGAGACCTAAGTTTTTATGAAGAGGATATGGGTGTTACTGATGAATATGATGATACCACTACACCCAGCAATGAAACCAAGATAACTGCCAGTGATGGTGCGTCAAGTGACGAGTTCGGTTACTCAGTTGCGGTAGGATCAGGTAGAATCTGTGTTGGTGCTTATAGTAATGACGATAATGGTAGTCAGTCTGGTTCAGCATATATCTATGATCTGGATGGCACTCAAATCGCCAAGATGACTGCCAGTGATGCTGCGGGAAGTGACTTTTTCGGTGTCTCAGTTGCGATAGGATCAGGCAGAATCGTGGTTGGTGCTTCGGGTGATGACGATAATGGTAGTCAGTCTGGTTCAGCATATATCTTTGATCTGGATGGCACCCAACTCGCCAAGATAAAATCAAGTGATGGTGCGGCGACTGACTATTTCGGGGAAATAGTTGCGGTAGGATCAGGTAGAATCGTGGTTGGTGCTTTGGTGGATGACGATGATGGTTCTGCATCTGGTTCAGCATATATCTTTGATCTGGATGGTACCCAACTAACCAAGATAACTGCCAGTGATGCTAACAATGGTGACAGGTTCGGTACCTCAGTTGCGATAGGATCAGGTAGAATCGTGGTTGGTGCTAGTCTGGATGACGATGATGGTAGTGAGTCTGGTTCAGCATATATCTTTGATCTGGATGGCACCCAACTAACCAAGATAACTGCCAGTGATGCTGCGGCGGGTGACAGGTTCGGTCACTCAGTTGCGGTAGGATCAGGTAGAATCGTGGTTGGTTCTTATGGTGATGACGTCAATGGTGGTCAGACTGGTTCAGCATATATCTTTGATCTGGATGGCACCCAACTAGCCAAGATAACTGCCAGTGATGGTGCGTCGGGTGACAGTTTCGGTTTCTCAGTTGCGGTAGGATCAGGTAGAATCGTGGTTGGTGCTTATGGTGATGGTGATGATTCTGGTTCATCATATATCTTTGATCTGGATGGCACTCAACTCGCCAAGATAGTTGCCAGTGATGCTGCGTCAAATGACAGGTTCGGTAGATCAGTTGCGGTAGGATCAGGTAGAATCGTGGTTGGTTCTTATCTGGATGACGATAATGGTGGTTCATCTGGTTCAGCATATATTTGGAACACACCATTCGTAAAACATCATCTGGATATTTTAGATTGACAGTAATATATTTTTGTGATATGATATAAGACTAACACAATGGAAGTTTATAATGAAAAAGATAACACACTACTCTCCTATAAAAGGAGTTGATGTATATGATAATGTCTTTAGTTTAGCAAAAAGATTTGATATACAAGAGTCGGTGAAAAAATGTCCTTATCAGATAGGGTGGTCTGATAATACTGACAATTCCGAACAATATATGTTCTCTCGGTGGACTCCCGAAAAACTCAATTCAATCAATTTCTTTTCTGATTTTGTAGAGGGACATCCTTTACACGAGAAAATTAATCCCGACAAATTCATTCGTTGTATTGTAAACAATGATGTATGTACAAACACACATTGGACACATACACACATCAACGAAAATGTTTTTCTATATTATGTAAATATGGATTGGCAAGATCATTGGTCGGGTGAGACATTGTTCTATGATAAGAACGAGAACCACGATATTATCTTTGGATCGCGATTTGTGCCAGGAAGAATCATTTGGTTTGATGGAGAAATTCCACATACAATCCGGCCGCAATCGAGACTAGGTCCAAAGTATCGTTTTAGTCTGAGTATTTTCTTTGAGAAGTAGATTATGAAAACTTATTATTTTTTGTCTGGACTTCCGCGAAGCGGCAGTTCAATGTTGTCTGCTTTGTTAAATCAAAATCCTACATTTTATAGTGGTCCAAGTTCTCCTGTATGTGGTTCGATCGTCGCACTTGAATCTTCTATAGAAAATAATGACCTGTATAAATCATATCCAAAACCCGCGTATAAAAAAAGCATGTTGCAATCTTCATTATACAATTATTATAATGATGTAAAAGAAGATATTATTTTTGATAAGAATAGAAGTTGGACACACCGACCCGAATATATTTCAAAATATTTTGATATAAAAAATCCAAAGATTATATGTACTGTGCGAAATCTCGACGAAGTGTTAACTTCTTTCATCGCGATGATTTCGCGAAATCAAGACAAGAAATTGAATTTTATTGATAGGTTTCTACAATCCAATAATCTTCCTCTGAATGATTTTACACGTTGTCAGTATATCGCATCAGATGGTCCTCTAGGAAGAGCATATACAGGATTGAAAAATGCTTTGTCGGGCGAATTAAAGGATAACATACTCTTAGTTGAATATTCTGATCTAGTAGAAAATACAGACGCGACTATGAAATCAATCTATAATTTTATAGAACAACCCTATTATCAACATGATTATAAAAATCTATATAATAAACATAGAGAGAAGGATAATAAAGTCTATGGATTGTCTGATATGCATCATGTCAGTTCTAAAATAAAATACTATTGTAGAAAGCCAGCGGATGTTTTGCCTCCACAAGTTATAAGTGATGTGCGGGGTCTTGAGTTCTGGAGACAATAATTTGATTATATAAATAACACCGAGACAAACTAATTACGGAGATATCAAATGGCAGTCCCTGCTACACGTTCTGATTTTAAAGAATACTGCCTGCGATCACTCGGCAAACCTGTCATCGAGATCAACGTTGATGACGATCAAGTCGACGATCGTATTGACCAGGCAATACGTTTCTATTGGGATTATCACTTTGATGGAACCGAAAAAACGTATTATAAACATCAGATAGACGCGAATACGATATCAACGCAGTCGATTACTCTTCCCGAGAATATCATTGGTGTTGTTAAGATATTTGAACTCGGCGATCCTACCTCATCCACTGGTGATCTGTTTAATATAAAGTATCAAATCGCACTCAACGACATGCATACATTGTCTAATATTGGACTTACAAACTATTATGCGACAATGACACATCTTGGACTTGTTCAAGAGATGCTTGTTGGCAAAACTCCGATACGTTATAATCGCCATCGCGACATTTTACACCTCGACAAAACTAAATCTACTATGACTGTTGGGCAGTATTTGTTAGTGGAGGCTTATGAGGTTGTTGATCCTGATGTATACACTGATGTGTGGGCAGATCGTTGGTTACAACATTATACTGCACAACTCATTAAAAGGCAATGGGGTTCAAACCTAACAAAGTTTGAGGGATTACAATTACCGGGCGGCGTGACATTTAATGGCAATAAGATATACGATGATGCCGATACCGAAATTAAGAGATTGGAAGAAGAAATGATTAACAATTATTCCCTCCCTGTTTCTGATATGTTGGGATAATTACATGACAACCAACGTCTTCTTCAATAATTTTCAGAGTTATGCAGAACAAAATCTAATCGAAGATTTGATCATTGAATCAATTAAAATCTACGGTCATGATTTGTATTACTGCCCGAGAACAATTGATGAACAAGATGATATTTTTGGAGAAGTTACCGTTGCCTCCTATAATGATGCATATCTGGTTGAAATGTATATTAAGAATGTTGAGGGGTTTGAGGGTGAAGGTGACTTTCTCTCTAAGTTCAATATTCAGATTCGTGATGAAATTACCTTCACTGTTTCACAGAGAGTATTTTCCAACGAAATAGGCGCGCCAGAAATACAGGTTCGGCCTGAAGAAGGTGACTTGATATTTTTCCCACTTACCGGTAAAGTATATGTTATCAAGATTGCTGAACATGAAGCACCTAACTTTTATCAAATGGGTGCCTTACAGTGTTATGATTTGCGTTGCGAATTGTTTGAATATAGTCATGAAGATTTAAATACAGGCGTTCCTGAGATTGACAATTTAGAGAAATTATATTCTGAAAATATTGCCGTGTCAAACGCCGACTCAACATATGCGAACGGTGATATTATTATGGACGCGAACACTGGACGACCAGTTTCCGCACCTGATTACACTACTGATGATCCATTTTCCGAGAATGCTACGTTCCAGTCATCCGGTGCTGATATTATAGACTTCACCGAAACAAATCCTTTCTCAGAAGGGTCTATCTAATATGTTTGGTCAAACTTTCGCACATGGTACACTTCGAAAATATGTCATACTGTTTGGCACATTATTTAACGATGTGTGGATTAATCGCAAAGATTCTGATGGTAATGTTAAGGCATCATTCAAAGTTCCTCTCGCATATGGACCAAAAGAAAAGTTTCTTGCTCGTATTGATGGAGTTGATCAAGACCTCGATCCAATGGATCAGCCATTCGCAATTACATTACCGAGAATGGGATTTGAAATCACCGGGTTTAGTTATGCGCCTGAGAGAAAATTGCCAACAATTCGACGATTTGTAACGACACCATCAGATGCGGATGAAGATCAAAAGAGATACCAGTATAACCCAGTGCCTTATGATATTCAGTTTTCTTTGTCAATTTTTGTAAAGACTGTTGATGATGGTACTCAGATCATAGAACAGATTCTACCGTTTTTTACTCCTGAGTGGACAACGACAGTTCAGTTGATTTCTGATCCAGATATTACTCTTGACATTCCTCTGGTTCTAACAGGCACCTCACAAGATGATGTGTATGAAGGTTCGTTTGAGGAAAGAAAGTCGTTGATCTTTACCTTTGATTACACGATGAAAGGATTCTTCTTTGGACCTACCAAGAAGAGTGAGATCATCAAACTCGCGAATACTCAGTTATATGATGCGACACTGTTTAACGACATTGATGATGCTGTTGGCAACACTGATGTTATATCGAGAATTACAGTCACACCAGGTCAAACAGCAAACGGCGCGGCTACATCAAACGCATCTTTGACTGTTTCTTCCAATAATATCTCTTCTGATGAAAACTTTGGTTATATAGTGGACATAGATGAAACATTCCCAGATGATGGAGCATAATATGTCAGATGATATAATCGGTGAAGTTCTTGATCTTACTCCAATGCCAAAAGAAGAAAACATTCCGACAACTTATGAACCTACTATGTCCTCTAATAGACAGGCAGAAACAGATGTAGCATATGTTCGTAAGAATATGTACGACTTAATAGAGAAGGGTACTAGGTCAATGGATGAGTTATTAACAATTGCTGATCAATCGCAACATCCTAGATCATATGAGGTTCTCTCAGGACTGATTAAAAATATGAGCGAACTGAATAAAGATTTAATTGATCTTCACGACAAGAAAAAGAAACTCTTAAATACTGAACAAGAAAATGTGTCACCCAACACCGTAAATAATAATTTATTTGTTGGGTCTACGAGTGATTTATTAAAAATGATTAATCAAGAGAATGATGTCAGTACCGATTAAAGATATTGAAGAATATAGATCGTATTTGGGTAACACCAATTTAAAAAGACACGGTGTAGATATTTCGTGGACGGAGGATATGATCCGCGAATATGTAACTTGTTCATCTGATCCGATTTATTTTTCAGAAAAATATATTCAAATAGTCCATGTAGATCGTGGTTTAATACCTATTGATCTATATGATTATCAGAGAGATATCATTGAAAAGACAACAAACAACCGAAGAACATGTGTCGTTACAGCGCGGCAGTCTGGTAAAACAACGACTGCTGTATGTCTTATACTTCATTATATTCTTTTCAATAATCATAAACTTGTCGCTCTACTCGCTGATAAAGGAGACTCTGCAAGAGAAATATTGGATCGTATCAAAACAGCTTACGAAGCATTACCAAAATGGTTACAACAAGGAGTCGTGGAATGGAACAAAGGATCAGTAGAGTTTGAAAATGGATCAAAGATCATCGCAACCGCTACTTCCTCTACTGCTATTCGTGGCAAATCCGTATCTTTCCTATACATTGACGAGACAGCTTTCGTTACGAACTGGGATCAATTCTTCGCCGCAGTATTTCCAACAATATCTTCAGGCACAACCACAAAAATATTGCTTACATCTACACCAAACGGATTGAATCATTTTTATAAAACTTGTGAAGGTGCCCGAGAAGGTAAAAATGGATATCAGTTTGTATCTGTAATGTGGTATGATGTTCCTGGTCGCGACGAGAATTGGAAACAAGAAACGCTCGCCGCGCTGGACTTTGACACTGAGAAGTTCGCACAAGAAATGGAGTGTGAATTTCAAGGTAGTAGTGGTACACTTATATCAGGTAATAAACTAAAACAACTTGTGTATCGTGAACCGATTGAAGAAAAGAATGGTCTGTCTATGTTCTATAGACCGGTGATCGATCACAATTACACTATTGTGGTTGATGTTTCTCGCGGTAAAGGATTAGATTATTCGGCATTTCAAGTCATAGACACCACTCAAATGCCTTATATGCAAGTATGTGCATATCGTGACAATATGATTTCTCCGATGGATTATTCTTCAGTAATCCATAGAATAGGTACTTTCTATAATGAAGCACAAATTCTTGTTGAGGTTAATGATATTGGTGAACAAGTCTCCAGTACATTATATGAAGATTTTGAATATGAGAATATGTTATTCACTGAAAATGCCGGCCGCGGCGGGAAACGATTAACTACTGGATTCTCATCAAAGTCTGATAAGGGTGTACGAACAACAAAAACCGTTAAGTCGGTAGGTTGTTCTATACTGAAATTGTTGATTGAACAGAACCAACTGATAATAAATGATTTTGATACGATTAAAGAATTGTCAACATTCAGTAAAAAAGGTGTAGGATGGGAAGCCGAATCTGGATGTCATGATGATCTTGTGATGGGACTTGTACTCTTTGCTTGGGTATCTAATCAGAAATTCTTTAAAGAATTAACTGATATAAATACTATTAGTCAGTTACGAGAAATGAATGATGAACAACTGATGAATGAATTAACTCCTTTCGGAATCATTGATGACGGGCAGGATCACTTTGAAGATAACCCTCCCATGGCGGTAAAAGGTAATGCATTTCTTTTTGCCGACGATGAACGGTGAACTATGAGAAATATCAAATCTTATAAATAAAAAATAGAAGAAAAACTTAAAGCACAATAATTTAAAATGCTATAATTGAAAACCAATAAAGGGAGAAAACACTATGCCTTTTCAACTTAGTCCGGGCGTAAATGTCACCGAAGTAGATTTGACTACTGTAATTCCAGCAGTATCTACTACTGAAGCAGCAATCGGTGGTGTTTTTCGTTGGGGACCAGTAGACAAACCACTACTGATTCAAAACGAAGATCAGTTAGTTGACCGATTCGGTAAACCGACTAACGCAAACTACGAAACATTTTTTAGCGCCGCAAACTTCTTGGCATATGCTGATGCCTTATATGTAAGTCGCGCACATCACTCAACTGGTAATACTTTTTCATTCAGTGGAGCCACAACAACAGCAGCTAATGCCACTGTAACTGTTAGTAACACAACCGGCATCGCTGTTGGAGATGCTGTATTTGGTCCAGGTATACCAGCTGACGCAACCGTCGCATCGGTTACTAGTAATACCGCGTTTGAACTGTCTGTAGCTGCTACTGCAAACAGTGTTGCCGCAGCGGACATTCAAGTCTTTGATGCCAACTATTCATTCAATGCGATTGCAAATACCAATATTGCAAACCTAGCCTCTCAAATCACAAAGAATGATGAGGACTATATTACCGCGGAAGGCAACTATGATTCAGATGTTCAATTTGTAGCAAAGTATCCTGGAGAACTCGGTAACTCTCTGCGTATCTCAGTATGTGACAGTGCCGCTGCCTTTAGTAGCAACACCAATCTATTGACTGTACAGTCTGCTAATACCAGCGGAAACACTGCTGATCACGTTGAAACAGCGAATATCGCTTTCACAATTGGTTCCAACACTGCTACAATTTCTGTCGGTGCGACGGCAAATGGTGATGCGAACTCAAGTTCAGGCGCGCTTACAACAATAATCGGAACTTTAGCTGTAAATGACTTAGTTCGAGCAGGCAATAGTTCTGTAGGTGAACAGGACTTAGTGATCACCTCAATCGGTGTTATCAATAAAACAGTGGTCGAGGAATCAGAAAACGGCGAAGCAACTGTTGTTATCAACTTCAGCGATCGATTTGTTCTGAGTTCTGACTTCTCAGATACAACTCTACGAAGACTCTGGGGCGGTGCTGGTCTTGTGAATAAAGCACCCAAGCAATCACCCTATCAACTAGCAAACGGTAACACTGCCGCTCAAGATGAGATGCACGTTATTGTTTATGATGAAGATGGTAAGATTTCAGGTATACCTGGCACTGCTCTTGAAGTGTATGAGGGACTATCTCGCGCAACTGACGCGAAAACTCTTGATGGTGGAAATAACTACTATAAAGATGTCTTGAATACAACTTCAGAATATGTTTGGTACGGGCACGACATATCTGGCGCTGCTTCTGCAACCTCTGATAACTTAGCGTCCTCCACTAACACTGCACCCTATAGTAAGTCATTTGTTGGCGGTCGTGATACCAAAAACGAAACCAACATTGCGGTTGGAGATGTTATTAATGCATATGACCATTATAAGTCAGCAGAAGATATCGATATCTCTCTACTCATCACCGGCAAATCTCGTGGTGGTTCTGTAGGACAACAACTTGCCAACTATCTGATAGATAACATTGCTGAAACGCGAAAAGACTGTCTTGTATTCTGTTCGCCCGATCGTGCTGATGTTGTCAACCAGACTTATGGTGACACCGAGCAACAGGTCCTTGCTTTCAGAGATGCACTTCGATCAACTTCTTATGGTGTGCTTGATTCTGCATACAAGTATCAATATGACAAGTATAATGATCAATATCGGTATGTTCCTTTGAACGGCGATACTGCTGGTTTGACTGCATATACCGCAGACACTAATGATGCGTGGTGGTCACCTGCTGGATTCAATCGTGGTCAAGTAAAGAACATTCTTCGTCTTTCTTGGAATCCTAAGAAGGCAGAACGCGATGTACTTTATTCAAATGGTGTAAACCCAGTTGTCAACTTCCCCGGACAAGGTACTGTATTATTCGGCGACAAGACTCTTCTGGCGAAACCATCCGCCTTTGATCGGATCAATGTTCGTCGTCTGTTTATCGTTCTTGAGAAGGCGATTGCGACATCTGCTAAGTTTACTCTGTTTGAGTTCAACGATTCATTTACTCGTGCTTCATTCGTCAATCTAGTGACACCGTTCCTGCGTAATGTACAGGGTCGTCGTGGTATTACTGATTTTGTTGTAATCTGTGACGAAACAAACAATACTGGAGAAGTTGTTGATCGCAATGAGTTTATTGGTGATATATACATCAAACCTGCTCGATCCATTAACTTCATTCAGCTGAACTTTGTTGCTGTTAGGTCTGGCGTAGAATTCTCCGAAGTTATCGGTCAATTTTAATAAATAGATAAAATAATAGGAGAATAAAAAATGGCTTTCAGTATTGAATCATTTAAGAATGGCGCGATCGCAGCGGGTGGGTATCGTCCTGCCCTGTTCGAAGTGCAAGTCACACGATTAGGTAATCCCATGAACTTCCTTTGTCAGGCCTCGCAAGTTCCTGGAATGACAATGGGAGTAATTGAGGTTCCTTACTTTGGTCGTAAGATCAAAGTTGCTGGCGATCGAACATATGCCGAATGGACAACAACGCTCATGATTGAAGAAGACTTCGCTCTGCGAAATGAGTTAGAGGATTGGCAAGAAGCAATTAACTCTGCTGCTGGTAATACTCGTGATGAAGTCTTTGAAGCATATAAGACTGACGCAGAAGTTTTCTTGTATGGTAAGGGTGGAGGCAGTGCGCTTCGTTCTTACAAACTCGAAGGTTGTTGGCCAACAGATGTAGGTACTATTGAATTGGATTGGAATACAACTGATACAATCGGTACTTATTCTGTGACATGGGCATTTGATGTGATGGCTCCCGGTAGTTAATACCATCGAGCGCAAACTTCGTCACATATGGGGGCATAAATATCTTTATGCCCTCACTTTTTTTATTCGGAGTTGAATTATAATGGATTTATTTGGTTTTCAAATTAACAGAAAAAAAGAGGAAAAGGAACAAGAGAAAGTTGTTTCTTTCGTACCTCCATCCAATGACGATGGTTCGTTAACCATTGCATCGGGTGGAGTTTATGGTACATATGTTGATCTAGACGGCAGTGTTAGAACTGAAGCGGAACTTGTAACCAAGTACCGAACAATGGCATTGGATCCTATTGTTGATCTCGCTGTTCAAGATATTTGCAATGAAGCAATTGTTGAAGATTCTGATGAAGAAACTGTTCAATTGGTACTCGACAATCTAAAAGTTAGTGATAGCATTAAGAACAGTATCCGTAAAGAGTTTACCACATTATTACAAAAACTTGAGTTTGATTATTTGAGTTACGAAATATTCCGTCGGTGGTACATTGATGGTCGATTATACTATCATGTCATTATTGATGAAAGTAAACCAAACAAAGGAATTATTGAACTTCGTTATATTGATCCAAGATATATCAAGAAAGTTCGTGAAGTAAAAAAAGAAAAGACAGCACAAGATGTGACTGTTGAAAAAGTTGTTGCAGAATATTACATTTACAATCCAGCAGGTTTTTTGAACCGATCAAATTCAACCGGCGGTTCTGGCCAGTCAGCTGGTATCAAGATTTCAAAAGACTCAATTGCTTATTGTACCAGTGGTATACAAGCAACAGACAATAATTTAATTCTTTCATATATGCATAAAGCGATTCGACCATTGAATCAGTTACGATCTATGGAAGACTCTCTTGTTATCTATCGTATATCAAGAGCACCAGAACGCAGAATTTTTTATGTTGATGTTGGTGGACTGCCAAAAGCAAAGGCAGAACAGTATCTAAACAGCATCATGACAAAGTTTAAAAATAAAGTTGTGTATGATTCAGGCACGGGTGAAGTTCGAGATGATCGTAAGTTTATGACGATGCTTGAGGATTTCTGGTTACCGAGACGAGATGGTGGTCGTGGTACAGAAATCACTACATTGCCAGGTGGTCAGAATCTCGGTGAAATAGAAGATGTACAATATTTTCAGAATCTTTTGTATAAGTCTCTGAATGTTCCAATTACTCGTTTACAGTCTGATTCTACATTTTCATTAGGTCGTGCCACTGAGATCACAAGAGATGAAGTAAAGTTCTCTAAGTTTATTACTCGTTTGAGAAATAAGTTCAGCGAACTGTTTAATAAACTTCTTGAACAACAGTTGTTACTAAAGGGTATTTGTACGCCTGATGATTGGAAAGAGTGGCGACATATAATACAATACGATTACGCGATTGATAATTATTTTCATGAACTAAAGCAAATGGAAATATTTCGTGATAGAGTAAGCCTTTTGCGAGAGATGGAAGAGTCGATCGGTACATATTACTCACACGAATACACGCGGCGACAAATTCTTCAACAAAGTGAAGAAGACATTAAAAGTATTGATGAACAGATTGCCAGTGAAAAGAATGATCCGAGATATGCTGATGCTGATATGGATTTTGAAGGTGACGATGATGATGAACCAGAATCAAAACCAGAACCAAAACCAGAACCACCGGAAGATAAACAACCGGATGAAGTAGAACAAGACAACGAAGAAGAATCTGAACAAAAGTAATTTATAAATAACTGAGAGGAGTTTAATTGTGACGAATATTACAAACATTATTACCGCGGCCGTATCAGAGAAGCCGAATCAAACATATGATGCGTTCTCGGCCGCGATTGAATCTAAATTGGTTTCTGCTTTGCAGGCGAAGTATGATTCAGTGTCTTCGGCAATTTTTAACAAAACTACAGATACAGAAGAAGCTGGAGATAACGATGAAGGATAGACTACTAGAGATTCTGGAAAAATATGAACCACGTAGTGGTGATGAAGAGAAATTCATCAATAAGCACACCGTTGTTGCAATGGAAGGACCAGGATACGCAGAGATTCGTGCAGCTGTTGAAAATTCTTCCTTCGCTGATCGGAAGGGTTATACTCCCGGCGAAGACGAGGAAGTTTATGAACAGCACGCCGCTGACATCACACAAGCAGTTGAAGATTTCCTAGAAGAAGCATCTGAGGAAGATCGCGCAGCTCTTGAAGAATTATTTGCAACAGAAGAAGGTTATGATGAGTTGGTTGCAGCAATCTTCGAAAGTGACGACGATGATGAAGACGATGATGATGAAGATGATGATGAAGACGACGATGATGAAGACGACGATGATGAAGTCGAAATTGAAACTAATCCAAAAGTGAAGAAAGAAAGCAAAAAGAAAGCGAAGTCTGGATACTAATCTGTGGCGCAATATCGTATAGATTCAAATCAGTTTTTACCAAACGGCGCTTCGATATAT